CGAATTTCTGGCGCAGTATCGCCAGTCAAACGGCCGACCAATGACCGAGGCTTACGAGGATTTTGTCGCTGAATGGCAGCACCGGCACGCTGATGAGCCTTATATGCTCGATATCATGCCGTCTTACGACACCATCCGCCGCGCAATGAAGAAACTGCCGGAAGTGGTGAAACAAAAAGGCCGGGTGACCGGCAGTGAATACCGCCAGCTTGAGGGATTCACGCGCCGCGACTGGTCCAGAATGCCGGTGAATTATGTCTGGATTGGTGACGGTCACGGCATGAAGCTGAAATGCAGGCACCCGGTTCACGGGCGGCCATTTGCACCGGAAGTGACCTTTGTTATCGACGGTGGCACGCGCTTTGTGGTGGGCTGGAGCCTTGACCTGGCTGAAAATGTTTTCGCCGTAGCCGGTGCCATACAGTACGGTATTCGTAATCACGGCAAACCGTTTCTGTATTACTCGGATAACGGTTCCGGGGAAACCGCCGACATCCTGGATAAGGAAGTTGTGGGGATCCTGCCGCGACTGGGGATTAATCACCCAACCGGGATTGCCGGTAACCCGCAGGGACGGGGCATTATCGAACGGCTTAACCGCACGTTACCGATGCGTATAGCCCGTAAATACCGCACCTATTTCGGGAAAGGTGCAGATCGCGAGACGTTACGCAAAACCAACCGCGATTTACGCTCGGCATTTACCGCCCTGCAACAGGGCAAACGGCTGAACGCCCGGCAACAGTCAGCGATGCGTGATTTACCGTCCTGGTCTGAACTGATTGATGCCATTCGTGATGGCGTTGAGTGGTACAACAACCGGCCGCACGATGAATTACCCATGAAGCCGAACGGGAAGCATTACAGCCCGGCGGAGTTCAGAAAAAAACGCCTGGCAGAAGAGGACACGGAAATTGAATGGCTGTCCGATGTTGAGCTGCGGGATATGTTCCGGCCAATGGTGGAACGCCCTGTAAGACGCTGTGAAATACGCTGGCTGAATAATATTTACTACGCGCCCGAGCTGAGTGATGAGCATGGCCGCAAGGTGCTTATCAGCTATGACATTCATGATGCCGAACGAATTACCGTACGTCGCCCGGATGGCAGCGTGATTTGCGAGGCGGTATGGGACGGCAATAAACGCGAAGCCTTCCCGGTCAGCGCGGAATACTACAAACAGCAGCAACGCCTTAAAGGTATGCGTAAACGCGCAGAGGAAAAAATCCGTGATGCCGAGGATGAGGTTGTCAACGTGCTGGAGCACAAGCCGCAGGAGCCCTGGCTGGAAAACATATACCGCCCTGTGGGTAATACGGTGACCGTTCAGCAACCTGCCGTTGATGATGAGCCTGATGAAGAATACGAGCGTAATTTCCAGCGGGGATTGCAGTTGCTCGAAGCGAAATTAAAAGAAAATGACCCTCTGGCCTGAAATAAAAAAATAACCCGAGCGGCGACTCAGGTTATTTGATTAAACAAAGGAACTACACAAACGCGAGGTAATAATATGACCGATATAAACGATGTAATCAAGACCATTGATGAACTTATTGATGGCGGCGTGCTGACGCAGTATGCCATCGCCAGAGAGGCGGGAATTTCCGACGGCACATTATCGGCTTTCCGCAAGGGGAAATATAAAGGCGATAACGCCGCTGTGGCTGCTTCCCTGCGCTCCTGGTATGAGAACTGGAATAAACAAAGCGCACTGCCGGAACCGCCGCAGTTTGTGGAAACTCAGACAGTCCAGGAGCTGCGCGCACTGTTTCAGGCGGTTCGCCTGATGGGCTGTATTAACGTTATTGTGGGCGTACCGGGTGTGGGTAAAACGGCCACTGCCCGTAATTACTGCCAGGAGCAACCAAACACCTGGATGATCACCCTGTCACCCGCGCACTCCAGCGTCACGGAGTGTCTGCTGGAGCTGGCCGATGCGCTGGGGATTGATTACACCCGCGCGAACAAAGGGGCATTATCTGTAAACGGTGAGCCGGGCTTACGGCCCGGCCCCTGCGGAGGGCAAATATGAATGAACATCACACTGTGGCAGCAACAGATGATTCAGGCCTTCAGGTCAGTGGTGACAGTCCTGTCACGGTACTGGCAGAAGTGCGTTGCAGTCGTGCGCAGTTTCGTCGTGCGGGGTTCCTGTTCATGCGGGGACGCCAGCAGGTTGACGTCACCCCGGAGCAGCTTGCCCGACTGGAAGCGGAGCCATGCCTCACTGTACGAATACTACAGACGCCTGGTGATGATGCGGGAGCCGTGGCGGGTGTGGTTCATGCAGAGACCGGTGCAGATTTAGCCGAAGCCGGACAGGATGCTCCCCGGAAAAAGACCGGCAATAACGCCAGACAGGCGAAAAAGGCTCGCGCATGAATTACGCCAACGGTTACACCGAAACGCAGGCCGACAGTGGCGCGGTGATGTATGCGCTTTATTTCTCCTGCGAGGAAATGATCGCACCGCTGACTGATATCAGCTCGCTGGATGATTTCCTGCGCCATTACGAAACCTTCACCGAACCGGAAGGCACACCGGAATTTAAGGCGCACATCAGCCTGCCAGGTGCAACCGCCGCCGGTGAAAAAGCCGGACCGTCAGAGGAATAACAGATGACAACCATTTTTATCAAACCCGCGCCGGGATGCCTGATCCGCGATCCGGACACCATGAAACCGCTGGCGCAGGAGGGAGAGGAAAAACCCTTCACCCCGTTCTGGTGCCGCCGTCTTAATGACGGGGACGTCATTGTGGTGGAAAAAGCGGCTGAAGCAGCACCGGCAGCAGCGTCTGCAACGACTGATGCCGCCGGAAAACCCGCGGGAGCGGCAGCAGAAAAACCTGCGACTGAAAAACCCGCGACTGAAAAACCCGCAGCATCAGACAAGGGGACGTCCTGATGATTAACTTTGATTATATCGGCGATAACAATCGCATTCCGCTGGTACAGATTGAAATCAATAATTCAATGGCCGTGACCGGCACTCCACCACAGCGTCAGGCGGTACTGTTGTTTGGTCAGGCTGCAATGAAAGACACCACCATTCAGGGGCGCGGTCAGCTTGATGTACCAGTACGTATTACCCGAGCTTCACAAGCAAGAGAACTCTGGGGGCGAGGTTCCATGATTGCACTGATGGTAGAGGAATTTATCGCCATTAACCCTGACACAGAGTTATATGCCATTGCACAGGGGGCTGGAACAGGTCAGTCCAGGGCATGCGTGATGAATATCATTGGAACAGCATTGGCAGACGGGGTGTTAAGTGTTTACATCGGCGGTCGCCGTTACCTCCTGCCCGTCAGTAAGGGGAAAAAAGGTAAAGAGCTTGTGGAAGAGCTGGCTAAGGTCATTAACGCTGACACTGATGCGCCATTCACTGCTATCGCAGCTGAAGTCAGTGGTGATAAAGCTGAAGGACTTAAAGGCAGCATGGGGGTTAACGCCCGCTTTATCGGTGAATGCTCAGCTCATGATTTACGGGTGAACTATTATGACGGTGAAACTACACCGGCCGGTCTTACGCTGGAGCTCGTCGCGCCAACACAGAAGGCAACAAACCCCGATATCACCCGTAGCGTCTCAGGGATGGGGAATCGTCAGTACAACTACATCGTCATGCCCTATAAGGATGCGGCAAATCTCAAAATTCTGGCGGATGAACTGCTGAAACGCTGGGGACCGGTAAAAATGTCGGACGGTATGGTCTGGATGGCGCATACCGGCACCTTCGGTACGGCAACCAGTTTTGGTGAATCCCGTAATGACTTCCTGTTTACCTGCACTTCTATTCCTAAAGCACCAGAGCCGGATTATGTCTGGGCGGCCTCCATTTGTGCGGTCTGTGCGCCCTCCCTGTCAACGGATCCGGCCCGACCATTACAGACACTGGCGCTGCCTGCCCGTATGGCACCTGAAGCACCGGCTCGTCTGACGCGGGAAGAACGAAACAGCCTGCTTTATACCGGCATGTCCACGGTGACCGTCGCGGCCGCTGATGTGGTGCAGATTGAACGTCAGGTGACGATGTACCGTCAGAATGCATACGGCGAAAGCGATCCCAGCTATC